TTTGGGCAAACCAGACTTTTGACTTAGGACTGCCCAACATAAACGGCAAAACAATGCATGGGAACTGCGATTTATGTATGCTAAAACCAAAATCTCAGGTTTTGAGCCTGATAAAAGAAAAGCCAGAAAGAGCGTTGTGGTGGATGAAACAGGAGGCAGAGGCCGCCAAAAGATGCCACGGAGATGGGAAATACTTTGCCATAGACCGCCCCAGTTATGCCCAGATGCACAAATATTCATTTGAACAAGACGATATGTTTGACCAAAATGAAGAAGGCATATCCTGCTTTTGTGGGGATTAAATGAAATTCCAACTAACAGACGAAAGCCAGGCTAAAGCCCTGATGACGGGGCTGTGGCCTAAAGTGCTGAAAGCGTTACAGACTAAGCAATTAACGCTAGAGATCAAAGACGCAACCAAAAGCCGACACCAAGAGGAAAAATACCATGCCATGATTGGTGAGGTAGCCAAACAAGCGCAACATTTGGGTGCTAAATGGGATTCTGAGAGTTGGAAACGCCTATTGGTTGACCAATTTTGCAAAGACAATGGGTTAAAAACAGGCGCAGTTATCCCTAATTTGTCAGGCGATGGGATTGTGCAGCTAGGGATGCAGACGCGCAACTTTACTAAAGAACAAGCAAGTGAGTTTGTGGAGTGGCTGTTTGCATGGGGTGCAGAACACGGGGTAACTTATGAACAATAAACCAACAAGCAAAGAACGCGATCACATAACAAGAATAAAAGAAATGAATTGTGGGGTCTGTAATGCGTCTGCCCCAAGTGACGCACACCACATCGTTCAACACGAACAGTACCTTTGTATCCCTCTGTGTAAAGATTGTCATACAGGTTATAATGGCATACACGGAACAAAAGCAATGTTTAATATTTACAAATTAAACGAATTAAAAGTTTTAAATGAAACCATAAGGAAACTTGTAAATGGCTAAAAAAAATGAAACAGAAAAAATTTATTCCTTTTTAACTGTCATTCAAGAAAATGGAGTTAATAAATCAGGTCAGACTAAATGGTTATGTAAATGTGAGTGTGGAAAAGAAACTACGGCAGAAGGTGCAAGTCTTAGGCTTGGACGGGTTAAAAGTTGTGGGTGTAAATCACCTAAATTTACCTCTGAAAAAATGAAAAAACATGGGTTGTCAAGAACCCGAACTTACTCAATATGGGCAGGCATGAAAGCAAGATGTAACCCTAATGCTAAATACACAAAAAGCCATTTGTATTCCAAAAAAGGAATTATGGTTTGCGAGAAATGGAAAAAATTTGAAAATTTTTATGCCGACATGGGCGAAGCCCCAACTAATAAAACCCTTGGAAGACTAGACGGAAATAAAGGATACTGTCTAGAAAATTGCAGGTGGGAAACATACACAGAACAAGCCAACAACACAACAAAAAATCATTGGATTGAATTTAACAACCAAAAAATGACTATTGCACAATGGGCAAATTTATTGGGTATTAAACAAAATACTTTGCTAACTAGGGTTAGACGGGGTTGGAAAACAGAGAAGGTATTGCTAAAATAATCTAACACGCATGAAGATTGGTAGCCCTGTACAGGCTATTTTGGTACAGCGATAGGGGGGAGGTCACTTGATTCCTGTGAACCCCGCAGTCTTCAGCCGTGTTGGTGTAAAGCAGTTGCCGACATTTGGGGGTTTGCCCCCCTTTTTTTAAGGATATATATGGCTTACGAAAACCAAAAAGATGTTGCAGACTTTATAAGCACATTACTCCATTCGGGAACTGTTACCCACTTCATGCACTTATCTACCACCGATCTAGGTGTGCATAAAGCCTTGGGCAAATACTATCCCCAGATCATTGAATTAACCGATAGATTTGCAGAAGCCTACTCAGGGTGTTACGAGCGCATTAAAGATTTCCCAGAGAATTTCCATAATGCTAAAGACCCAATGAAATACATGGTTAGCATACAAAACTATGTAATAAAAAACAGAAAAGCAATGCCAGATGAAAGTCAACTGCAAAACATTGTTGACGAAATAGCGGAATTGATTGACAGGACGATCTATCGTTTAGGGTTGCAATGATCAGAATCTTTGCAGGCTACGACCCACGGGAGGCTATTGGGTATCATGTTTTTACCCAATCCTTGATCGAGCGCACCTCTAAGGCGGTGGCGATCACTCCCTTTTTTGGCAAGCAAAGAGATGGGTCGAACACCTTTATCTATCAAAGATTCCTAGTGCCTTATTTCACAGGGTTCAAGGGTAGGGCAATATTCATGGATGCAAGCGATATGCTGATGCTTGCTGATATAGCCGAACTGGACAAGTTATTTGACCCCACTAAGGCGGTACAAGTAGTTAAGCACAATTACTTTACCAAACACAAAAGGAAATACATCGGCACAGCGATGGAGACCAAGAACGAGAACTATCCGAGAAAGAACTGGTCAAGCCTGATACTGTGGAACTGTGAGCATCCAGATAACAGGGTGTTAGACCCTGACTTTGTGGATGACCATACAGGAAGTGAACTACACAGATTTGAGTGGTTACAAGACGAACAGATTGGGGAGTTACCACAAGAGTGGAATGTCTTGGTGGGTGAGGAACAACACAACGCCAAGATAGCGCATTACACTCTTGGAATACCAGAATTTGAGCATTACAAGAACTGCGCGTATTCTCAGGAATGGCACAAAACCAAGTCAAGGATGCTTCACGGACTGATCAACATGAAGGAAAACGCTCATGCCTGAATTAACTAATGAAGAAATTTACAGTCAATTGGCTAAAGCGTTGGCATCACCAGTTCAATTTGACGCATCTGGCAACATTGTAAAAATACCGCAAGGCTTTGCTGGTGGTGGTCGAATTGGTGCAAATATTCCATTAACAGACAATGAGGCAATAAACGCTGGTTTAAGTATGTCTGGGGTACAAACGCCCAATTTTCAAGAATTAAAAGCACAAGGCATGGATTTGGCATATCAAAAGGGTGATGAGACTTATGGGATGCGCTACAACAGACCACCTCTTATCCTTATGACTGACCCACATGGAAGGTTACAAGCCCCACCGCCAAGATTTATGCTCAATTACGCTCGGAGGTTTTAATGCCTAGCACTTCTGCCAAACAAAAACGATTTATGCAAGCCGCAGCTCATAACCCTGAGTTCGCCAAGAAAGCCGACATTCCTGTTAAGGTTGCCAAGGAGTTTGTGGCAGCCGATAAGAAACAAGAGATGGCGAAAGCCCTAGCGAATCGTGGCTGATTACTCGCTAATGGCAGAAGCCTTGTCTAGACAGGGTTTAGCACCTTATGGGACTCGGTTTGCCGAGGAACTGGGTGCGCCTACTGCAAAGGGTAAGGGCTACTTTGGCGCAATCCCAAACTCTGAAGGCAGACCCATGACTGAACTATCAAGTGCCTATGAACAAGATGGCAAGTTAGTCCCGCATCCCTTAGTAGTGCCTACTCTGACAAAAGAAGAGATTGATCTTTTGAAGATGGGTGTACCAAACGACACAATTTATAAAAAAGCCGAGGATTGGGCTAAAAGCCGACTAGGACAAGGGCAAAGCCCATTTGCAACACCGCAAGATGTGCGGTTTCCAGTACCACAGTAATACTAAATAGTTATGACAGAAACTAAAGTAGTTAAAAGTAGGAAGAAAGCGGGAGGGCGCACATCAGGAACGCCCAACAAGACCACACAACAGGCAAGGGAGGCGATTGCTTTGTTTGTTGATGGTAATGCACACAGATTAGCAGAGTGGCTAGATGAGGTCGCTAATGGCATCCCAGAGGCAGATATAAAACCCAACCCTGCAAAGGCATTCGAGTTATTCCAATCAGTAGTGGAATACCATGTACCTAAACTTGCTAGAACAGAGATAACAGGCGCAGATGAAGGCGCAATCGAAATGGTGATCAAGTGGGAAAGCGCGAAGTAATCATTCCCTACTCTCCGAGAGAGGCATTCATGCCCTTTCACCAGAGGACGGAGAGATGGTCTTGTCTGGTGGCACACCGAAGGGCGGGTAAGACAGTAGCGGCTATCAACGACCTGATACGCAGAGCATTGACCGAGGGCGGGGTGAGAGCACAGTATGCCTATATCGCCCCATTCAGAAGTCAAGCCAAGTCTGTAGCGTGGGATTACCTAAAGTTCTATGCCCAACCCGTGAGTAAGAACACTAATGAGAGCGACCTGACAGTTGAGTTGGTCAACGGGGCAAAGATTCGCTTATTCGGAAGTGACAACGCAGACGCTATGAGGGGCTTAGGATTTAACGGGGTATACCTAGACGAGTATGGAGACTTCAAACCTAGTGTGTGGGGTAATGTCATAAGACCCACTTTGTCTAGCACCTTGGGTTGGGCGGTCTTTGGGGGTACTCCAAAGGGAAAGAATCAGTTTCACGACATTTACAGGGTTAGCCAAGCAACGCCAGATTGGTTCTTGTTACGCCTACCAGCAACGCTTTCAAAGATACTGCCTGACTCGGAACTGAGGGCTGCCAAAGACCAATTAAGCCAAGACCAGTACGACCAAGAGTATGAGTGCTCGTTTGAGGCAGCTATCCTCGGTGCGTTCTACGGGGTGGAGATGCGCCAACTAGACGCAGATGGCAGAATCCAAGACCTCAAGTTTGACCCAGATGCGCCAGTATTTACAGCGTGGGACTTAGGCTATCGAGATGACACAGCGATCTGGTGGTATCAAGTAGTCCGTGGTGAGATTCATGTGATGGATTACTACGCGGTCTCAGGCGCATCCATCGAGGAAATAGCCAATGTTGTGAACAGCAAGGGTTATCGGTACACCAAGCACTTCTTACCCCATGACGCCAGAGCCAAGACACTAGCATCTGGGGGCAAGTCAATCCTTGAACAACTTGCCAACCATTTGGGAGGCATAAGTAAATTAGCCATAGTGCCAGACATCGGTGTGCAAGACGGCATACAAGCGGTTAGAATGATTTTGCCGAAGTGCTACTTTGACCCCATCTGC